AATCAACCGCACGTCTGATTTGAGCAGATGCTTGTTCTTCACGATGATGCGCACGCAGTTGTAGAAAGCGTCTACCTCCTCCTCGCTCATACGTTCACGCGCCCGCTCGCCCATGAGATATGCATAGGAAACCTCAATAGCATAATTGTCAATACAATTGATCAGGTTGTTAGTCTCCTTGGCGATGCACATCCTCTCTAAGACCAATTGCGGTTTCTTGAAAATGCCATCCGGGCAAAGGTTCCAACCGCAGAAAGTAGGGCTGTTAGTATGGCAAACTTTCGCCTTCAACTTGAGCTTGCCCAAAAAGCCTGCATGCTCAGTAGACTTGTGTAACTTTTTGTTAGAGCACATATCATCTCCCGCGAAGCAAATGCGCTCATCCCCTTTGAGTTTGTACTGCAGAAAGGTGAAAAGCATATTGGCCATCGTGTTGAAGAGAAACGTACTTGCTTCTCCTGAAAATCTCATGATGGAGAAATTGCCCAACTTGGACCCTAAATGTGTCTTTATGTATCTGTAATCCTCGATGAGATCATTGGGCAAACCCAGGTAGCGCATGAGGCATAGCTCAAAAGCCATGATGTACTGATCCTGACTGGCGTCGAAAGCCTCATAATCTGATTCGGTGCATAAAGCTCCGAAAGAGCCCCGCTTAACCCAAGCGTCTAGTTCGCTCAACCCCTTACCGGAATGGATGTAATACTTCTCTGGTAGAGCTTCATGCAACTTCTTCTCAATGTACCTCATGTATGGTGCGAAGCGGCACAGTACAGAGTGCTGAAAGCATACAATGGTTTGCGCTGCTTTCGCGTCACGAAAACGGTTATCAAATTTGGTACATAGCTGGGATTTCGAAAAGACCAATCCCACATCAGCTAGCCAATCCTTGCAAGACCTGTTACTGTGATTCTCGATCGTGGCTGCACTTTTGCTCGTTTTCTTTTCCTCAAACTCAAATTTGGCTGATTCCATCATCAGCGGGTTGTGTGCAGGTTTCAGCGGCACGCGGCTCAAGAACTCCTTAAGTAGGAAGGGTCCATATGGCATGGCTTGTTGCAACTTTGCAGCTTCTTTCATGGGGCAGGAAAACCTCAACCTCTTGCGCACAGCCATTATAAATGTCACAGTATCAGATGCGCGATGACGCGGGTAAATGGTTTCAAAGCGTTCGGCTGCGTTGGTTAGCTGTCTACCCAATTGCTTGGAGTGCTCGTCAGTGAACTGCTCCGATACGAGATAGCCCATCCGTTTTTCCCTGAATTCCTTCGCTAGAATCTTATGCACCCACTGTGCCCTGACCCCTTCAAGCTCACATTGAGGGAGGTGGGTCCTGAACCACTCATTAGAAGCCACCTCTTCAATCAATTCAATCTCCTGCACAGCCTCAACCTGCAGCAAATCGATCATTGTCTT